GACTTATAAATAAACGTAGTAGTCATGCTTCAGGTGTAATTCTTTTTGATGAAGATCCTTATGAATTTGGATGTTTTATGAGAACTCCAAAGGGTGAGATTATCACTCAATATGACTTGCATGATTGTGAAGCAGCGGGTTGACGATAGTTAGGCCCGATAACATCTAACCGTTTATCAGCGGGGTTATATAGGCAAAGATTTTATATCTTGTAAGTAAAAAATACCTATATAGCTACCGGGGAAGCCTAAACAAAAATTTTTAATTTTTGCATGGTAATCCCGGACAAAGTTTATTAAAGAGTCTTTTGTATTTCTTATTTAGTTATGAGGGTAACAAAATTAGATTTACAAAGGAGAAAAATTATGTATTTATATCAAATTACTAATAAAATCAATGGGAAAAAATATATTGGTATAACTAATAGTTACAAAAGAAGATTTCGTTAGCATAAAGGAAATCATTCTCCCAATTCATTGATTTGTAAAGCTATTCAAAAATATGGTTAGGAAAATTTTATATTTGAAGTATTAAAAGAAAATTTATCTATTGAAAATGCTTGTGAATTAGAACAAGAATATATTAAAAAAGAAAATTGTTTAGTTCCTGATGGATATAATATTTCTAAAGGTGGAAATATTAATGTAGGAAGTTCAAACGGTAGAGCTAAATTAACGGATGAAGAAGTCCAATATATAAAAGATCATAGAAATTTACCTATGTATGTATTATATGATGAATTTAATGAAAAAATTGGATATGATGCTTTTAAGGAAATATATTGGAATCATACTTATCCAGATATTCAACCTCATGTGGATATGTATCCACATAATTTAGAATTTTCAAATCAATTTACTTCAAATAATAAATTAGACTATGAAGATATAGTTAAATTAAGAAAGCAATATGCTCAACAAATTCCTTGGCGAGAGGTTTATGAAAAAGAATATAAAGAATTATATCCAAGAGAAATGGATTTTTGGAATATATATGTTGGCAATATTTATAAATTAGTAATGCCATAGGTTTTTACAAAAGAAAATAAACATTTTCAAGCAAGTGTAAGCCATTCTGGTGAAAATAACGGAAGAGCAAAACTTACAAAGGAAGATGTAATAAAAATAAGAAAGATGCACGAAAAAGATAATGTTTCTAATTCTGAAATTTATAAGATGTACCCTCAAGTTTCAACAACATCTATCAGAAATATTATCAATTATAAAACATGGAAGACTCTTTAATAAAAATGTCTATCGACTATCCACGTGAAGTGGAGTACAATTACTATTGATACGTAGTTGGAAATGGTGTTTCTTACAAAAAGTAAGATAAGATATAGTCAGGGCCATTGGAAACAATGGAATAACCGTTAACTAAGTACGATTTCCTTGTAACTGAAGTACAAGATAAACTTGCGCAGGCAATTAGATTTTTACAGGAAGATGGAGTTATTGAAGATTATGGAATTAATCTTCGTCCTGTATATGATAAATATTTTCATCCTAATGTTTTACCTTTAAATGATAAAAGAATTTGGGATGCAATTCAAAATGGTGATGTTATAAATGTATTTCAGTTTGACTCAGAAGTTGGAAGTCAGGCTGCTAAAAAGATTAAACCGAAAACGATTCTTGAGTTGTCAGACGCTAATGGTCTTATGAGATTGATGACCGCAGAAAAAGGTGCTGAAACTCCAATGGAAAAATATATTCGTTTTAAGAATAATATTGATTTATGGTATAAAGAAATGAAATCAGCTGGTATAACAGAAGAGGAACAGCATTATCTTGAACCATATTTTAAATCTTCATATGGTGTGCCTCCTTCACAGGAACAATTGATGTTAATGTTAATGGATAAGAATATTTGTGGTTTTACCTTGGCAGAAGCGAACGCCGCCAGAAAAATAGTCGGTAAAAAGCAAATGAGTAAGATTCCAGAGTTACATCAAAAAATATTAGATAAAGCATCTTCTCCAAAACTTGGTAAGTATGTATGGGAAAACGGTGTTGGACCTCAGATGGGTTATTCGTTTTCGATTATTCATGCTCTTGCTTATAGTTTTATTGGTTTTCAAACTGCTTATATTGCAACTAGATGGAATCCAATTTATTGGGATACAGCTTGTCTTGTTGTTAATAGTGGTAGTCTTGAAGATGAAGATGATAATGAATATGATGAAGACGGACAGCCAGTAAAAAAGAAAGAACAAGCTACCGATTATGGAAAAATAGCGAAAGCTATTGGTGAAATAATCGGGGATGGAATCAAAATATCATTAGTAGATATAAATAAATCTGATTATGGTTTTAAGCCAGACGTTAAAAATAACCAAATCTTGTTCGGTATGAAAGCATTAAATGGAGTGGGTTCTCCGATTATCGAACAAATAAAAGCAAATAGACCTTATGTGTCTTTTAAAGATTTTCTTAATAAATGTCCCCTTAATAAAACTGCAATGATAAGTTTAATTAAAGCTGGAGCATTTGATAATCTTGAACAAGACACAAAAGAGATTGAACCTAGAATTTTTATAATGGCATACTATTTGTCATTAACTTCAGAACCAAAAAAGAAGTTAAACTTACAGAATTTTAGTGGTTTAATTAATTTAGATTTAATACCTCAAGGACTTTCTTTTCAAAAAAGAGTGTTCAATTTTAATAAATATTTGAAAGCGTATAAATGGAAAGAAGATAATATAAATTATTATTATATTCCACATGAATATGCAATTAAATTTTATCTTAATAATTTTGACCCAGATACTATTGATAAAGTTTCAAATGGTATCCCTATGATTGAACAAAAAAACTGGGAAAAAATTTATCAAAAGATAATGGATACTGCTAGAGATTGGTTAAAAGAAAATCAACAGCAGTTATTAAAAGAAGTAAACCAAAAACTGTTTAAAGCAGAATGGGATAAATATGCAATGGGCAATATTTCTGCTTGGGAAATGTCTTCATTGTGTTTTTATTATCATGACCATGAGTTAAAAAATATTAACAATAGGAAATATGGAATTATAGATTTTAATAATCTTCCCGTAATTCCTGAAGTAGATTATTTCTTTAAAAGAAATGGGGTTCAAATTCCTATTTATAAATTATGTAGAATTGCAGGGACAGTGATTGGTAAGAATGATACGCGGCATTCGGTTGTATTGCTCACTACATCTGGAGTAGTAACTGTAAAATTAACTAGAGATTATTATGCAATGTTTAATAGACAGATTAGTGAAGTAAATGAAAAAGGTGAAAAGAAAGTTAAGGAAAAGGGTTGGTTTACTAGAGGAGTAAAACTTTTAGTTACTGGATATCGACGAGATGATACCTTTGTAGCAAAAAAATATAAATCTACTGGAGGGCATCAGTTATATAAAATTACTGAAGTAGTCGGTAGAGATATTTCTCTTACAGCCACTCGTTACGGAATGGAGGAAAATAATGAGTAATTAGAAATATAAATTAATAGCATTATTTGGAGAATCTGGGAGTGGAAAAGATTTCGCTCTCAGAGAACTTCTTCAAACTAATTTTGGGCAAGAAAATTTATTTAGAGTAGTTTCTTATACTACGCGGCCGATGCGAAAGGGGGAAGAAGCTGGAGTTAATTACCACTTCTTACCAACAGCCGCAGATTTCTTTGCTAAAGAATTAATAGAACATGTTTAGTTTCGAAACTGGTTTTATGGTAGTGCTATTGATAATTTAAGTAAAGATAAAATTAATATAGGTATATATGATATTCGACGTATTCAACAAATTATAAAAAATGAAAATATTGAATGTTATCCAATTTATATAAAATCATCTGATAAAACTAGGTTATTAAGACAATTACAACGAGAAGAATCTCCTGATTGTGATGAGATTATTAGACGTTTTATTGCAGATAAAAAAGATTTTATTCCAGTGACATATAATACTACAGGTTTTGATTTTATCACCATTGAAAATAATGATAATAAATTCACATTGTTAAATGATATTATTTCTTATATTAAAGAAAATATTTTAAAATGATAAGGACAGAATGAAATAATAAACTCTTTATCATTTTAAAATATTAATATCAAACAGAAGGAGAAATTTTATGCAGAAGATTATTTTTTATACAACTAACTGTCCTAGATGTCAAGTCTTAAAAAAGAAAATGGATAGTCTAGGAATTGAATATGAATTAAATAATGATATAGAAGAAATGATGCTATGGGGAGTTCAAACTGTTCCTACATTAAGAGTTGAAGAAGAGTTACTTGATTCTTCATCTCTTACAATTTTATTAGATTTCTCTCAAGCTGTAAAATGGTTAAAGGAGTATGAGAAGAATGAACATTAATATTAGACTGGGTAAAAATTTTGTAACACAATATAATAAATTACAAGGATAGTTTGGTACTGATATAGCTAGAATTAATGGGTTTGATGATGCTCAACTTAGTTATACAGATTTTATTGATAACTTTGTTGACGAAAAAACAGTAGCAGATGTATCTATTGATGGAAGTAGTAATGCACCTAAAAAGGATATAGTTTCATTACAAGCAGAAATGCCAAAACCTCATAGAAAGTTATTAGCTTTTAATAAAATTTATTATGAGATTCAAAAAAAGTATGGTTTTAAAGCTGCTAATACTTGGTTACGAATGGAATGGATGGGACAGCTTTATATGCATGATGCAGACACATCGACATTTAAACATTATTGTTTTGCTTATGATCTTAAAGATTTGGCAGAAAAAGGTCTTTATTTTATTGATGGAGCTTTTAATGCTAAACCTCCAAAACATTTAGAAGTATTTGTAGATTTTGTAAAAGAATTTATTGGGTTTGCTAGTAATAGAAGTTCAGGAGCAGTTGGTCTTCCAAATTTAATTCCTTATATGTATTATTTTTGGAGAAAAGATGTAGAAAATGATTATCTTGGAATTGATTCTAGCGGAAACACAGAAAACTATGCAAGACAAAATTTTCAACGTTTTATCTATGCCGTAAACCAACCCTATACAAGAGATGGACAACAGTCTGCATTTACTAATACATCTATTTTTGATAGACCTTATTTTGAAGCCTTGTTTGGTGGCTCAGAATTTCCAGATGGAACTTTTATGATTGATTACGAAGAAGAAATTATTAACTTCCAAAAAATATATATGGAAGAAATGGCTCATATTAGAAAAGAAAATATGTTTACTTTTCCTGTAAGTACAATTTCTTTATTAAGACAGAATGGAGAATTTGTAGATAGAAATTTTGCAGAATGGGCTATTCGTCATAATATGCAATGGAATGATAGTAATATTTTTGTAGATGACTCAGTTAATAGTTTAAGTAATTGTTGTAGGTTAAAAAGTGATATTAGAGATTTAGGTTATTTCAACAGCATCGGGGGAACGGCTCTTAAAGTAGGAAGCGTCAAAGTTTCTACAATTAATCTTGCAAGGTTAGCTCTTGATACAACCTCTGAGGAGGAATATTTAGCCGAGCTTGAGCGCAGATTAGAAACAAATCTTCAAGGTTTAGATGTAGTACGACATATTATCAAAAGAAATGTAGAGAAAGGGCTACTCCCTAATTTTAAACACGGACTTGTAGATTTTGAACACTTATACAACACCATTGGCTTTATTGGAGTGTACGAAACAATGAAAAAGTTTGGATACACAAGAGTAGATGAATTCGGAAATACTTTCTATACAGATGAAGCTTTAGCCTTTGGAGAAAAGATTTTTAAAACAATGAGGCGGGTGGCGGATGATTTCATCGTACGAAACCAGTGTGATTATATGATTAACACTGAACAAATCCCTGGTGAAACAGCGGCCGCAAAACTAATGAAAAAAGATAAGTTTTTCTATCCAAATGCAGATATATATGATTTGCCTTTATATGGTAATCAATTTATGCCTCTTGGTATTAAAACGACTCTTCAAGAAAGAATAAAAATACAAGCTATCTTTGATAAGTATTGTAATGGAGGTTCAATTCTTCATGCTAACATTGATGCACCTTTTGATTCTTTTGATAAAGCATGGAAAATGGTAAATTATATTGCAGATCAAGGTGTCACTTATTTTGCATTTAATACTAAAATCCAGGCTTGCAGAAGAAATCATGCTTTCTATGGAACTACTTGTCCGGTTTGTGGTCAACCAATATATACAGAATATACTCGTATTGTAGGATTCTATACTCCTATTAAGACTTGGAGTAAAGAAAGAAAAAATGAATATAATATGAGAAGATGGGAAGCAATAAACGAAACAGCTGAGGAGATTAATTAATGTTTGTTAAAGGAATTATTGATGAAGATTTTGTTAATTATAAAAAGCCCGCTATGGTGATTGAGTTTCCTTGTTGTGATTTTAAATGTGATAAAGAATACGGGAAACCAATTTGTCAAAACAGTCCTCTCACAAAGGTTCGTCCTATTAAAATTGAAGAAGAATATATTATTGAAAAATATTTAAAAAATCCTATAACAGAAGCAATAGTTTGTCAAGGACTTGAACCTCTTGATACTATGGTTATGTTATTCCTCTTTATAAAAAAATTTAGAGAATTTTCCAATGATGATTTTGTAATATATACTGGATATAATAAAGAAGAAGAGCGTCCACAGACTCTTATAAAATTTATTAAAGAAAATCAATATAAAAATATAATTATCAAATACGGCCGATATATTCCAAATCAAACTCCTCATTATGATGAAGTATTAGGTGTGAATCTTGCTTCCGATAATCAATATGCAGAAAGGTTGTGAAACATTGAAAGTAAAAGTAACGGAAGATATAGAATTAGCTAATTAGATTAGGGCAAAACTCAGAGAAAACTCTGGGTATTGCCCATGTAAAATAATTAAAAATGAAGATACATTATGTATGTGTAAAGAATTTAGAGAACAAGATATTGGAGAATGTCATTGTGGATTATATATAAAGACAGAAGTATAAGGAGGTCTATCATGTATGGAGACTAAAAGTCAACTTACTTTGGGGACATTATATGAAGCTAATAAGCGATTAATGTCGAATAAAGAAATATTTAAACCAATGAATGTATTGGAAATAGGTGGAGCACAAGTTAAACTTGAAGATTTTTTTAATATGAAGTGTGATACTTATGCAATGTTATATTGTAAAGATAGAAGTGATATAACTATATTTCATATGTATGAAAAACAAAATCCTAATCCACCTGCTTTAGCAGCAAAAGAATGTATTGGTTGTTGTACGGATAGAGGAGAATTATTATCAATAGAAGAACAATCAGATGGTAATTTTGAAATATGGATTAGGATAAATGATGAACCTTATGCTTATTATCTATTTCCATATGATAATGCTGTTATAGAAGTATAAGGAGAAATATTATGAAAGTTTTTTGTAATGTTTGTTTAGGAAATTATATGCAAAATGTAAGTATTATAGATGATAAAGGGTTGGTTAAAATTGAAAAAGTACCTACTCCTGATTTACCAAATTTCTTTTCTGAATTAAAAGAAGTAAATGAAATTACTTTAAAAGGTCCAGATACTTATATTAAGAAAGTTCAGAAAGATACAGAATATCAAGTGGATAATACCAGACCTATAAAATTTACTTTACAGTCATAAAAATTTATGATATAATTATTTTAATAAGAGTTAAAAGGAGATTTTGAAATGAGTTGTTATTTGATTAAAGTAGTAGAGCAGTATAGATGTAATACAGAAGCCGAAGCTGAAGCTCTTATTAATGCGGCTAAAGAAGATGGACAATATACAGTAGTAAAATCAAGTAGTGAAATTAAAACTACAAAATCAAAAGGTGAAGTAATAGACGAATGGAGAAGAGTTCTTATTACTAAAGAATTTACTTCTGAAAAAGAACCTACTGAACAAATTGTTATTTCTTATGAGGAGGTTTAATGATGGATAAAAGAATTGTTAGACATTTTCCTGTTGAAATTAAAAAATTAAATTAGAAAGCGAAGATCCCTACTCAGGGGAGTGATGCGGCCGCTGGTTATGATCTGTACGCATGTCTAGATAACCCTGTTACAATAAATCCACATGAAACTGTTAAAATTGGTACAGGACTTGCAATGTCAATACCAAATAATTGTTGGGGAGCGATTTATGCTAGAAGCGGGCTAGCTACGAAAGAAGGTATGCGTCCCGCCAACTGTGTAGGTGTTATTGATTCTGACTATAGAGGAGAAATAATTGTAGCAGTGCATAATGATTCCTATCGAATAAGAACAGTATAGCCTAATGAAAGAATCGCACAATTTATTTTAAGAGAAAGATTTTTATGTGATTGGCAAGAAGTAGAAGAGTTAGATGAAACCTCTCGTGGAGAAGGAGGATTTGCTTCTACTGGTAAGTAATTTAAATGCAACGAGTATTATCTCGTTGCATTTATTTTTTTACCTAAATTTGACTTTCAAAAATTTTTGTGATATACTGGACTTATAAATAAGAAAGGTATGTTAATAATATGAAAGTTTTAGCGATAGATGCAAGTAGTAAAAGTACAGGTATAGCAATCTTCTAGGATGAAAAGTTAATTCATTACTAGTGTATTGTTGCTACAGATGGCAGTTCTTTTAAAAGAATTGTTAAAATGAAAAATAGAATTTTAGAAATATATAAAAAATATAGACCAACTAATATTGTTATGGAAGATGTTTTACCATAGGATGTAAAACATAATCAATCTGTATATAAAGTATTAATATATTTACAAGCTATAATTGTATTAAGTTTATATTAGACTTATAGTTTATAGAATGTTTAGTTCTATACTGCAAGTCATTGGCGTAGAATCTGCGGGATAAAGACCGGCCGCGGCATAAAAAGAGAAAGTTTAAAAAAAGCAAGTATGTAGTTAGTTAAAAATTAGTATGGAATTAAAGTAAATGATGATATAAGCGATGCTATTGGTTTAGGTCTCGCTTATGTTAAATAGCATGCAAGTGCATTTTAAATAAAAGAAAAAAGCCGTTCAATTGTAAAAAATTGAACGGCTTTATTTTTATCCTGCTGTACTATTTGCTCTTGAATAAGATGACCAGAAACCATTACTACCCATTCCGTTACCTACTCTAACGTTTAAGTATTGATTAATAGTAGCTGGATTAGCATTAAATACTTTGTAAGATATAAATTTTCTTCTTTTATTAGTTGCTTTTGGATAAAAACTATATCTAAATTTAAAAAGTCCAGGATTTCCAGCAAAATTATCATGATTATTCATAGCAGACATAGCAAAACCTTGAAAAACATATTCATTATCTGGATTAATAGTTCTCCATCCTATCCCTATAGAGACGTTCGTATATTGATTTCTCCAAGCTAACCAACTTCCTAAAACGTGACCAGTAACGAAAAGCATAGGACGCCATTGATAAATAGTATTATCTAATAATAAATTTTCAATATCTCGAAAAGACATTAATTCTTTACATAAACTTAACTATGATGAAATAACTTTTTGATTCCATAATTCTAAAGTGTTTCTTATTTTCGTTGAACCTGCTGTAATAGTAAATTGAGCTGTTCCCCCAAAAGTATTTGTTCCTACATAAAAATCATGTGCTCCCGCCGCACCATATCGTAATAATCCTAATCCATCATCTAAATACATTGGTGCAATAAAATAAGAAGTAGAAGGAAGTGATTTACTACGTTGATTTGCCGCTTTTTGAGCGATTGTTGTTCCTGTATAATTATTAATATTTTGCATCCCAAAACTTACTGAACCGTCATTTACTAATACTCCTGTTTTACCAGAAGGAGCTTGAGTTATATTTATACGACCAGAAATATCAAAATTTCCTTCCCATTTAGAATTATAAATAGTTCCTAATGAACTTCTTGCTTCTGATTGCAGTCCTTTACTCACAACAAAATTTTCAGCAACGGTTGTTGTCCATGATTTATTTGTTAAATCTTGCTGTACGTCAAAAACAACATTATAAGTATCTTCTTGTTGATCATTTAAATTTTTTAATTCAAACTTTAAAATACCTTCTTCAATTATAGTATTCTCATTTCCAGCATGGATATTTAAACCAATTCGATAAAGAAAACAATTTGCTGGAATTGTAAAATTTTTTGTTTCATCTCCCTGATATACATAAATTGTACTGGTAGTTCCTGCTGTTGAATTATATATATCAAATCTTAAACTAGTAATAGGATTTGAACTATCTCCTAATAAAGCATTATTTATATTATTTTTAATTGTCACAAGATAATCTGAAGGTCCTGCTAAATTAATAGAATGATCATCTGATCCATATAATACTATCGTATCATTATTTCCTGCTAAAATAGCTCCAGTTACTTTCCATTGATAAAGATTATAATTAGCTGTGATACCTCTTTTTGTTCCTCCTACGTCCATAACAGATGCCAATATATTATCTTTATTATATCGTCTTACTGAAAGAGCATCTTTAATACGAGGCGCTGATAAAGGAGCATAGCTCGTATCTTCTTCTATTTTCATATTTATTTTATTAATTTGATCAATAATACTTCCATTTTCTTGGAAGTTAATATTTCCAAGAGCTTCCTCTAAAACACTACCATCTTTTAATGTAATATCTTTTGCTTCCGCTCCTACTGGAATAGGATTAGCTGTTCCAGTAATATTTATTTCTGAGAATCTTTCTCTCATATTTATCCCTCCTTTTTATAAGGTAAATCCTTCCTTTTTATAAAAGTTTTATATTATAATATTTTTTATAAAAAGGAAGGAATTTTTAATTAATTTTGTCCTTTTATGTTTTATCTGCTTTTAGATTTACAGCTTTCCAAAGATAGTCTATTTCATCCTCTAAATCTCTTCTATGATTATCTTTACCTATATAAAAAGCATTTGCACTAATTATATTTGCACTAAGTTCATCAACATTTGCAATTTCAGTTACAATAAAATCAGCAGTAACTTTTTTAGTAACAATTTCTTCTGCTAATTCTTCAATATATTCTTTTAATGTGTTTCCCCCAGGCACTATTACTTGTGAAGCATCTATTTTTGTAGAACCATTTGCAGGAGCTGATATAGCTCCTCTTGGCGTGCTAAATCCATTTGCTCCAAGAGAACTTCCTCCACCAGAAATACCACCACCATTTTTAGCATGCATCATTCCTGTTACACTAGCACCATTTATTATAACATCAGTAAATTTTGCTACTCCAGCTCCATCAATTCTAAAATTATCACCATATATTCCATCTCCATCTATCTTTATCTTACCAATTTTTCCAGATTGAGCGTATAAATAACCATTTGACTGAACGTAAAAATTTTTTCCTAATCTTATTCCATCCGCACCAACATAAACTCCAGTTCCATTTATGTCCCAATAAGGAGTTCCTCCATTGCTATAAAGACCTTTATTTCCAAAATACCAATCACCAATATTACCGTTTTTAGCATACAAATACCCATCATGAGTTACATGAAAAACATTTCCTGCCCAAAATGCATTAGGTGTATTAGCAGTATGAACAGGAGATAAACCAACATTATTTTTTTCTAATCTATCTGCTTTTATTTGCCACCCACCTATATCACCTTGAGATGAATGTAATGTTCCATTATGATTTACATAAAAACTATCTCCAGCCCAAAAAGCATGCTCTCCAGTAGAAGCCATACCTACATTATTTTTAAATAGTTTATTAGGTTCAATAGTCCAACCTGCAATATCACCTCGCTCTGAGTGTAAATAACCACGATAATCAACAGAAAAAATATCTTTATCTCCATCAGTAACTTTAATAGCTTTATTAGTAGGTTTATCATTATTAGAACTTAATGTAACATATCCTTTAGATAAAGAATCATTGCCAATTTGCCATCCTGCAATATCGCCACCTCCAACAGCATGGATATGACCTTCAGGACTAACTTCAAAATTGCCTGAACCAAACTTAATATGCGGTGGATCTGAAAATTGAATCTACATGCCCTTCTTCGGGTCTCCTTCTTCTTCAGGATAATCACCAGATTTAATGGCGGCAGGTCCATTTACATCAATTTTAATCTGACCTTTAGTAGCTAAACCAAACTAAGCATTACCAGTATTCGCATCTAGGAAAATGCTGCGGGCACCGGCCGCATACCCAAATAATCCAGTCTAATCTTTAAATCCAGTCTAATCTTTATCCTTTATTTTGGTCTATCCTATAATAATACCAGTAAAACTATTATCCTAATTCTTTTTACCAGCACCAACTTGAGGAGTTAATATATATCCATCCTCATTATTTATTTCAATAGCAGTTCCGCTCCAATCATTTAAAGCTCTATTTTCATATCTATTTAACATAAAATGAATTGGAATATGAACTTGTGCAAACGGTTCGTCCTCTTTTTTAATTGTTAATAACAAAGCATTATCTACTTGATTTCCTTTTGTAAATACATCAACAGGAATAGCAGTACAAATATTTTTATCATTTTCTGAAATAATCTATAATAATTTACTTTCTTTAGGAATAACTTCCCATTCATAAGTAAATCCTTCATTTTGATAATTAGTAACTTCTTCTTCAATATCATTTATAATTGTTTTATAAATATTCACTTCAAATGGATCGCCCTTTTTATAAGAAGGTTTAGTTCCATCATTTTGATAAGTAACATATCTAAATCCCGTATTGGGTTTTATAACTACTTTATATTCATTTATACCTCGTTGTATTATGGATGAAATAGGTAAATCCGCATAATATTTATAACCATTAGAATACTATGCTTCAATAATATTAGATAGTCCCTCTCGAATATAAGGCTTTTCTAAATTAAACTATCTATCTTTTAAATTACTACCCTCCTAAATTACTGGCTTAAAATCATTACTTAACATTGAATACTGATCTTTATTTAAATTATCTTTTAAAATTTTCCAATTTAAAATACCATTAATTTCTGTTTTTACTCCATTGTTCCATAACTAAGGTTCAATAATTAAATTATCTGATTCCCACTATCCATTTCTATAGACAATAACAGGTTCTTTATCATCTTTTACTTTTAATTTAAATTGATATTTTGTACCATTAGTTCCATTCTATCCCTACTTACTAAAGGTAAAATTAGTTTTTGTAATAAAGGTTTGATCTTTATATTGCATAATTAAATAAATATCATTATTACTTAAACTATTATCATATGTATTTTTAATACCTATTGGTAAATTATTTTCAGTATCAGTAATATATTCATTACTTCCCATATCTAACATAGTATTTTCAATAGGAACTTTCCAAGTTACAGTAGTTCCATTTTGTAAATCTTCTTGTTTTATTTCATTTCCATTATAATATAATGTATAAGATAAATCAAAAAGTTGATATGGTTCATCAATGGCATTACTATGTAAAGAAGCACCTTCTTCATTATAAAGAAAAGTTTGATCTCCGTGATTTATCACTAATGCATATCCATTAGAAGAAGTAGGAGTGTTTTTAATTTCAATAGAAGCAGTTCCAATTAATTGCTAGATACCATTATTCTTTTTTTCGTAACATGAACATCTGAAAGTACTAGAATTAATAATTTCCTGTAAATTTACATTATATAAAATATTTCTTTCTAAATGTTGATTATTCTCATAACTAGATATAATTTTATTATATAAATCATAAAACTATTTATATGTTTTTTGACTGTCCTATTTTAAGAACCCAAAATCATTATAATATTTATCTACTTCACATGTCTAATTCCAATAAGTTTCAACTCCAACAGCATCTTCAATTTCTGCTTTGTTTTTTAAAGCCTTTATATATAAAACATCATCTTCTATTATATCTGTTGTTTTATTCTGATAATTACAAACTTGCCACTTAAAAATCTTATTTTCCTAATCAGTTATTTCTTTTCTTTCTCCATCTTCTTCACTCCAGACTTGACAAATAAGATTAGGATGCCCAGCTGAATGATGGAAAGATGTTCCTTCAGAAGAAATTAATGTAACTTCATAACTTGCCCCTTGATTAAAAATTAAAAACTATTTAGAATAAGATTTATTATCATATACAGCCACGCATTTAAACTTTGTTTGCTTAGAAAAAGCAACATCTTCTTTCTTTATTTCAATAGAAGGAGAAGGATTAAATCTATTTGGTGTTTCATTATCAGAAATAACTTTTTCATTAATACATCTCCATCCCATACCACCATAATTTAAATACTATGGGCTACGAGAAGTTATCTTTAAATCTTGTATAAACCAGTAAATCTGAACATTTTGCTATTCTAAATTCACTTCTTTCATTTTTACTCTAAGGTTAGCAACAATAGGACGAGTATCATTATCGCTAGAATTTTCTCCAAATGTATAACCACGTTCTGCTTTTAAAACAATAGCAACTGAAGACTTTTCACTATCACTTAATTTATAACTTCCATTTATTGCAAAATTATAAATAAATATGTCTGCGGCCGGTGGTTCCTCTCCCTACTCTACCTGATTCGGGAAATCCTAGACAAAACATACAATACGGTCGACCGCCACAAAATTATCACTATCAATCTAACAAGATACCACCTGATTAGATGCTGTTGTGTATTCATATGGATTACCAAAGAAATTATTATTATCAAAGTAATAATCTTGAGGTTCTTCAACGCCAGTGGCACTATTCTTCATTATTAAAGTTATTCTAATTCCATAATGCCCATTTCTTTTTTGATCATATGGCAATCCGGTCTGAACCGTACCAGTCATTTTTAAATAATTTGCATTTCTAATTTCATTAGCTATATTTTCAGATAAAGTAATAATATTATTTTTACCGTTTCTATTAAAAAGCTCATACTATTTAGTCTAATATGAACTCATTGCTATTGTATAATCACTAGAAATAAAATTTTCTCCCGTGTCAAAATATTCTTCTCCAGTAAATTCTTCAATATAATTTGTTCCTAATTGTTTAGTTGTTCCTAAAATAACTTTATATTCTTTTAAATTTCCGTCTGGAACAAAAATATAAACTAAACTATCTTTACTGTAAGTTACCGAAGGAGAAGTTGAATATGCTTCTAGTAAACTATCTTGGTATTTTACTAAATATTTACCCAAAGAAGCATCTTTACATTCAACTATCGTACCTTGTATAGTTGAAGAAAATTCTGCTTTAGATATTTTTTTATCTGAAATTATATTAATTGCTTCTAATATAGCTTCAGATATTTGGTTTGAATTATTTAACATTAATAATCCCTCCTTTTTATATACTGTGGGGGCTAATGCCCCCACAGCTTAATCTCAAATCTTTCCCGCTTTTTGAGCGGCTACTAAAGTTAAATTATTAATAGCATCTATAATATTAGAAACATCCCTAGCATTAGGGAAGTCCGCATCTATATGTACAGTTTGGTTAGCAATAATAGCTCTTTCTATATCTTTTGCTTTATTTAAAGCATTTGTATAATAGTTAGAACTTTCAGTATGAAGTGCTTCTAATATATCATTTATATGAGATACATTAGACTATATAATATCTAATATACTATTAACATTAATAGGAGTATATTCACTTTGACCAATAATATTACTAATAGTACTTCCTGTATTCTGTAATGCTTCTTGATAAGCAGCCAAATCTGCTAAACCAACATTTGAACTACCAAATATAGCAGCAAAATCAGAGCTGTGCCAATTAGGTTCATAAGGAGTATAATTTTGTAAATCTCCATATGAATTTCCATTTGCTACCCAAGAGTTAAGAACATTATCATTAGCCTTTTGTGCGGTTGCCTCTCG